TTGTACTTTTTTAGCAACACTATCATACCAAATATCGCCTGTAGCAAGTGTACCAGGATCACCAGCCACTGTTTGAATCGTTAAACCTCTAAGTCCTTTATAAGTTGTCATGGACTATTTATCCTTTAATAGCCAACCTTGGGTACTATCTGTAAATACCAATGTAAAGGCAGCTCTTTCTGTTGCTACAGTTAAGTCGTCTGTAGATCCGTGAATTTTTTCTGAACCATTAGCGGCAATAGTACAATTATTTGAATCAAATGTTCCTGCATAATCAATAATGGAAACTTCATTTCCAATAGATCCTGCGGGAAGCGTAATTGTAAATGCTGAAGATGTTGTATTAACAAAAACACCTTGTCCTGCTGATGCTGTAAAAGCTCCTGTTTTAACAGCTTGCCAATCAGTTCCGCCTGAGTTATCTACAAAAGATAAAGCACCTGAACCATCTGTTGTTAAAATTTGATCTGCACTTCCATCTGCTGTAGGTAAAGTCATAACAACTGTACCAAAGCCTAATGCATCAGTAAACGTTGTGCCGTTTACGTATACATTTTTATATTGTAAAGAAACTGTTCCTAAATCAATATCATTGTCTGTTACTGGATTGATTGCTCCATCAGCCATAGTAAATTGAGCTGTGCCACCAGCTGAAAAAGACAATGTATCAGAGGCACTGAAATAAAGTCCTGAGTTAAGATCGCCTGTATTACTAATTGAAGGTGCACCTGCTGTTCCATCAGCCGCTGATATTTGTCCAGCGACAACTAATACACCACTAACATCAAGAATACCATTAAGATCAACAGTTGTTGCAGCGATTTGTATTTCTGTATCTGCAATTAAATCTAATTGACCATCGGTACTTGAATGAATATAAAGACCAGTATCTCTTAATTGAAGTTTACCAGCACCCCCTACTAATACATCAGTACCATCAAAGGTTAAGTTTGCTTCTGCTTCTAATTCGGTTGTTGTTGCACCTACTGTAACAAGTTCATTGGCTGTAGCATTGTTTAATGCCGTTACCGCTCCAGCACCAGTATCTTCCCATGCAGGAGCTGCTCCTGCACCACCAGATGTTAATACTTGTCCATCAGTACCATAATTAGCACCTCCAACACCTATCTCTCCCTGAGAAGTAAATCTAAATTTTTCTGTGGCTGCTTCTGAATGTCCTGTAAAAAATAATAAATCTGTTGCATTGACCGAAGCACTAAATGTACCTTGAGCCATAGCTTGAATGGAAGCAGCAACCGTAATAGCGTCTGTTCCTCCAGCCTCAAGTGGAGCTTGAAAATCTATTTTTCCTAGTACGTCACTTGCATTAATATCTGTTAGTGATGTTGCTAAAAGCAGTTTACCTGTACTCGTAGTCGCATCCGCAGATGCTCCTATAATTCTAAGTGTGTCTATACTTTCGTCCCATTCCATGTAGGCACCAGCAGAAGCACCAAATAATTTTACATCGTATCCTGTGTCATCGACACCAACAATAGTTGAACCGTTTATTTGTACTGTGCCCGTTCCATTTGGTGCTAAGGTAATCGCACCATTCGCTGCATCTGTAATTGTTATAGCTCCAGAATTTGTTCCAGAATTTGTATTTAAAGTTAAATCGTATGCACCATCAGAAGTTAAAAGGGCTGCTGCACCACCTGTACCTATTTTAAGTCCAGTTGCTATTGTTTCTGTTACAACAACATTATCATAATAAGTATTAACACCAGCATTTACTGTACAATGAACAAAATTTTCACCTGTATATTTACCTAAATAAAGATTTGTACTTCCTCGTATATTTAAAGAACCTGTACCAGCATCATCAATGTAACTGTTAGAACCATCGTGATAAATTTGTAGATCATTTCCAGTACCAATGTTTAATTTACTATTATCTGGTAAACTAACATCTCCTGTAACCGTTAAATTATCCGCAACCGTTGTTTCTGAAGTTGTATGTCCAATAGTTAATGCAATTCCTGAAGTCTCAGTTGCAATTTTTAAAGCGCCTACGGCATTAGTGATATAAGAATTTGTACCATCGTGATAAAGAGTTAAGTCTTGAGCATCTCCAATTTGTAATGGAGTGGAATCCGTTAATAATAATGCATCAGCTGATTCATCCCATAAAGCAAAGCTTCCTGCAGTTGCTCCAAATAATTTTACATCGTGACCTACATCATCAATACCAACTGTTAGTGTTCCTCTTTGAACAACACCATCTGCCGATTCGTCCCATAACCAATATCGACTAGCTGTAGCACCAAAGTATTTTACATCATGACCTACATTATCAATACCAACTGTTAGTGTTCCTCTTTGAACAACACCATCAGCTGAAGTATCCCATAACCAATATCTGCTGGCAGTATCACCAAAAAAGGTAACATCATGACCTACATCATTAATACCAATTGTTAAATCACCTCTTTGAAGAACAGCATCCGCTGAAGTATCCCATTTCCAATATCTGCTGGCAGTATCACCAAAAAATGATACATCGTACCCTTGATCATTTGCACCCATTGTAAACGTTGCATCTAATTGTACAGCGCCATCAATATCAACTACATCTAAATTCGCAGTTCCACCTATATCTGCATCTCCTGTAACCGTTAAGTTATCAGCGATTGTTGTTTCTGAAGTTGTGTGTCCAATGGTAACAGCAATACCTGAAGTCTCAGTTGCTAATTTTAAAATTCCTGTCGCATTGGTAACATATGAATTAGATCCATCGTGATAGACCAACATGTCATTGCCCGTACCAAACTTGGCATTAGCACTATCTGCAAACGTTGCATGTGATCCTGTTAATATATTAAATGCATTCGCTGTCATTGTGAAATCATCAGCGCCTGCGATTTCGAAATCTATTTGATCATCTGTACTTGCTGTAATACTTGTATCTGAATCAGCATCGAGTGTTAGTTCTTCACCATTTAAATCATAAGAGCCAACACCACCAATATCTGAGTCAATAACATCGGTACCATTGCAATAGAGTATTTTTGTTCCTTTGTCGGTTGTCGCCCAAGTGACACCTGTTTGACCTGATACCATAAACTGAACGGTATAAGCACCAGACGTTTGGTTATCGACAATCCATAATTTTTCTTTAGCGGTAACGGTTACAACTTGATTTCCTGTAATCGATCCTGTTAAAGCAATCACCATGTTTCGAGCAGCATCACCTGTCGAACCATCTGAATATGTTAAAGCTGTAGTCTGAGCACTACCTGCAATCGATTGTGAAACATAACCACGAATGGCTTCTTCTAAAATGTTTATATTGGTGTTAGTTTTTGTTCCCCAGTTACCGGCGTTTTCGCCAGTGGTCATTAACTCTGTGCCAATATCTGTATATGTTGATGCCATAATTTATCCTATGCACTTCCGACAAAAATCTCCACATCACATGATGCTGTATCCGTGTCGACTGTAATATCTACTAAATCTGAAAGGCCTGAAGCTAAAGCGGATCCCGATGCTTTCATCGTGTCCACTACGCCACCGCTATTATCACCTGGATAAATAAACGAGTGACCAGCGTCAACCTTCATTTTAAATTCTGTGTTGTCTTCATCTCTAAATGTTAACACAATATGATTAGATGAATCTAAATTTGTAATTCTAATATATCTAACATCACCATCATCAAACATTCCTGCAATATAACCGACTTTGTTAGCGGTTACACCCACACTACTCAATGCTGATAAAAAGCCGATTAATCCACATTCTGTTGTAGATGCCGTTACGACTCTTTTTACTATTTCATTTACACTAGCAATATCTAAAGATCTTTCCGATCCATAATCGACATTATTAAGTGTAATTGCTTCTTTGACTGATACTGTTAGTGTTGCCATATTTTAATTCCTTACGGTGTTGGAGAATTAACGGGTATACGGGGTTCTCCATCCGTATAGTCGTCTCTTCTTCTTCGACCTATTTGTTCTCCACCAAACTTTTGTACTTCAGTTTGATATTTTTGTTCATAAAGTTGTAACATATCCATTGGACCTTTTAAATAGCCATATGCCTCAACTAAACAGGCATACAATAAACCATTTCCAAAATTTAAGCTAATGAAATTTGTAGTATTCGCTGAGCTTAGAGGAGTGGGTCTAGCATTATAATGAATTCTGTACATAAAAGCTGAGCTTGGTGTAGGAACAACTGTTATTCTTCCTGACGATGTTGCGCCCGTTCCTTCAGCTCCTCCTGACATCGCATAATATTTAGGTGTGCCTGTCGTTGTTTGAGCCGCGTCGTATTCTCTTAAATAACTAATATCTTTTTTATCTAACCAACTGTTAGCTCCAGTTGCCGCCGATGTTGAAGTATAAACCTGAACACCTCTCACAAATAAAGCTCCCGCAGGAACATGAATATTATCCGTTGAAGCAGTAAGATTACCTACCATTTCTTTTCGATTAGCATCAATAGGTATTTCTCTAAAAATTCTAAGTTCAGCATTATCAATAAATTGATCTGTAATCGTACTCGATAATACAGAAGTTCCAACTTCTGTATAATTTTGAATTGCTGTTGTTAATGTTGCGTAAGTAAATCCTGCCATTATTTTTTACCTCCAGGTCCCATGGCTTTCTCAACCATACCGCCTTTTTTAAAACCTTTAATTTCTTTTATTCTATCTTCAGCATATTTTTGATCAGCAGAATTTAATTCTCCAGTCTGGATAAATTTTTTTAATTCTGCACTAGTATAGGAACCGCTTTGAAATTCTGTTCCTGGTTTTGGGCCCCATGAATAAGGTGTTGTCATTATGCTGTAAGAGTTGCCGGACCTGCCGAGCAATTCTCTCCTCCTCCTGTTATACCACCTGTTGTAGCAGTGTTTGTATCTACAGTAAAGTGATAGAAATCTGCTGTCTGTGTTATACTTCCACTTGAATCTCGTTTGCCAACTGTAATCGAGTAGCCAGCGGCTTTTGCAATTTTTGATCCTAGTATACCATCAAAAATTTGTGGGTTGTTAAATGTTGCAGCTGTAGAAGGTGCACCTCTAAATCTTACAGTGTCTCCTGTAGCTCTACCGTGTGCTTGTTCTGACACATTTATAATTCCAGATGATGCTGCAATTGTTTTAAATGGATTTGGTACTAGTGTTGCAATAACTTTATTTTCTGTTCTATCTGTTCGTGCATTCATTAAACCTTGTTCTTCTCCATTTTTAGAACGTATGTCTAATTGAGGGTGCTTAGATTCAAACTCTGATTTATGTACAAAAGAACCATTCCATTCTTTAACCATTTCAAGATATGGAAACTCCATTCCTGATCTGTCTGATATTGCTTTTGCGTATTTTCCTCTTGCCATTATGTTCCTGGGTAATAAATTTTTGGTGTTATGTTAAAACTAGTAGAAGAACCATCTTCTGATAGAGCTCTAGCAAATTCATCTTCATACAAAGCTTTCATTTGTTGAACTAGTTGTGGGTTAAATTTTTGTGCTAGGTAAAAAGCTAAACCAGATACCATACAAGGTACAAATCTAAATGGTACATCTGTTGCATCTGTGTAAGTTCCATCTACGTCTTGTATTCGTTTAAGATAATTAAAATGTAACTCTTTAGCTGCGTTAGATGCATCTGCTGTTGGATAAACTGTAATTGTAGTTTTATCTATAAATCTTTGAACAAAATATTGTGAAGGTGTTCCTTTAGATAATTTATTTGAAAGTGATGAATAAGTTGATCTGTCTATTTTTGTTAAAGCAGAATCTGCTTGGTCTGTTGCAGTTCTATCACTTCTTAAAGTTGCTTCAAGAACATCTGCTACACCAAAAGTATTAACAGGAACAGTTGTTGCACTTGTACCATCGCCACTTGATCTAAAAAAAACATACTCGGCTTGACCTTCAATTAAATTAATATTAGCATCCGCTACTTCCCAGTAGTGCAAACCTCTATTACCCCATTCTTGAAACATTATATTTAAAGAACGTCTTGCTGTTTTTAATTGATATCCAGAAGTTACTTGTG